TATACATCCTCATAAGCTCCCAACCATTCCTCTAGATAAGAACCCCATAGCATTAAAGCTAAAAAACTGAATGGATGATCATGTGGATCTTTATCTTCATCTGAATAAAGTATGTTATGAACATAGATTGAAAACCAACGAGTCTCTAGTAAACGATAACGTCGGAAATGTACTTTGCCAGCTTTAGAAATAATCTCTTTAACCAAAAATAGTTTTCTAATTATAGACATAATGAATGACATTTTTATTCCAAACTTTTAACCCAAGCCTCTTGGTCAGTCTCATTTTCTTTCAGAGTGTAAATACCTTTGGGATTTCTAGATTGATATTCTTGAAGCAACTTAATAGCATCTTCTTTATTAAGGAATGAAAATTCCTCATCACATTCAAAAATCCACATATTCATTTCATGGCTACCATACATCTCAAGCATAACGCCATATTTTCTCATTTGTTTTTCTCTAACTCTTTAATCAAACGAAGTCTTAGTTCGAAATGTTTTTCTTGTTTTTGATATTTTTTGAGACGCTTCTTAATTCTATTGAGTCTATCTTGAATGTGCTTCTTTTTCTTTGACCATTCAATGACTACTTCTTCTGGGATTTTATTCATTTAAAAATCTTCATCTTCTTTAGATAGGATTAGAAAGGCTCGTCTTTCCAAGGAACCTATATCTGCTGTGAACTACTCATCGCCTAAAGGCGAGAGCTTCTTGGATCGTCATTAAAAAGTCTATTAAAGACTTTTACAATAGAATCCAACATATTACTTAAGTATTTCTTGAACCGCGCCATCAATTTCATCTTCATCCCAACAACAAATATCTTTAATGGTTTCTCTGAAATCTAGTTCAGAATTACATCCGAAACCCCACTTGGCTTCATAAACTAATTCACCACCTTCAGCAAACAGTTCTGCTTCAATGTGATCCATACCTACACGAAGCATCCAGCTTTTAGCTTTATAAATATCCCAACTCATCGGTACATGGGTCCTGTTCTACAAATATCACAACCACTAGAACATCCTCTGCAAGAAGGCCTAGGATCTTCTAATGCCTTGAGAGCTTTCAAGACTTTTTTTAATTCTTCCTTCATCGCTTCCATGGGTTTTAGTTTTGATTCTAAATCACTTTTGCGAGTCATAAGATACTCTTTAGTAATTGACATATTAAATCCTAATTCTATATTTAAAAGGAACAATCTTCTCAATAATATAAACTGGTCTGGGTGGGCCAAAAGAATTACCACCAATAAAAGATAAAGAAACTATTTTTTCATTAGATAATAGCTTTAATTTTTAAACATAAAATGTATCTGATGTTTGGTAATAAAGGAAACTAATTAACGATATAACGTATTAATTATATCGCTATACTTGGAGTTACAAATGTTAAAAATTAACCTTTCACTGTACACAATGGCATTAGTTTTGCTACCGGCCTGGCAATGTTTGCAGATTGAACCGACTCAATAACCGGAGTAATAGGTTTATAAGCATAAGGTGCTTCTTCTTTAACTCGCTCCTTATACTTAGCTAGAATATCTTTCCTCATCTGCATCATCGGAGACTTAGGATCAACTGATGTAACAATACGCAACTGCTCCGTTTCTTTGTCGAAAACAGAATCATTTACATGAGAAGCTTCTCCTCTAGGCATCAGGCGCCCTGCCCCATGACAAGCGCTATGTAGTGATTCTTCATTGCCAAGACCAGTCAATAGATAGCTTGCACTACCCATTGAACCAGGAATGATAACAGGCTTACCAATCCATTCATCATCATTATCAGGACCTTCGGCTGGAGTGGCACCCTTACGATGTAAACAATGAGCCCCATTAGAGAACACTAGATTATGTGGTGCATCATAGATAAGCTTAGAGTCCATATCTATACCGAGAACTTCTTGAATTGCCCTGACTGCCATCAGTCCTAAAAATAAACGATTTGCAAACGCAAAATTTGCGGCATTGTTCATGCTGTCAATATAGAAGCTACCTTCTTTTTGAAGAGGACCAACCATTGGAATCATAAAGAAATCATTCTTAGGCTGTCTAATTCCTTTAGGAAATAGTTCCCGAGCGCGGTCCATGAAGTGTCCACCAATAGCATGGCCTAATCCAACTGAACCAGAATGAACCATGATGGCTAGATTGCCTTTAGCCACTCCTAGAGACCTAGCAGATTCATTACAGATGATCTCATCAATACGCTGTAATTCAACGAAGTGATTACCTCCACCAACAGATCCAATCTGAGGGTCTCTACCATCAATAGCACCAGAACTATTAATGAATTTATCAAATCCAAAAATACGATCAGTTTTAAACCCACCATGATTATGAATGTGTTCTAGGTCATCACGCTGAGAGCGTGCATCATAGTATTTATAAATGCCAGTATTCTCATTGTCTTTGATAGTGCGAAGAAGACCTGGCAAACCATCACGAAGAACCGCTTCCCTTTGCTTGGGAGACATTGGAATGTCTCGCTGTCCTTGAAAGAACAGACCTCGAAGTTTCTTTTGAATAGCATCCCAGTGGGGTTCTAGTTTATCAACAGGAAGGTCTGTAGCTAGTAATCGCATACCACAGCAGATATCATTACCAATAGCAGAGGGGATAACAAATCCATTAGCCTCTACTACTGTACCAACAGGAATACCAGAACCTTTATGGAAGTCTGGAGTGAGAGCAACTCGACCAACACCAACAGAGCTATCAGCAAAGAAGGTAGTAGTGCCTTTGTTTTCTGCCGCCTTGATATCGCGAACAGCTCTTTCAACATCCAAGAAATCAAATAGCTGCTCTAGTCCATCGCTTTGAATATCAACTTGATCGTTAGCAAATAGCTTTACATCAAGACCAAGTTCATTATCAATGACGCAACACGCATCTGATACTCTTTTCACTTCCCATGTTCTATTCATTTTATTCTTTCACTAACTCTAATCCCCAAGGCATTTGCACATATTTCTTATCCATTTCCTTTTCAGATCTAGTCTTCTTAAAATGAAATTTGCATCCACAGCTACCAATTTTTTTGGCATCTTTAGAAACGCCAACAATAAACATTTTATTTTTACAAATTGGACAGGGATAAATGCTATTATTTTTCATGTGGACATAGTTATATGTTAGGTTATGAATGACACAAAATTTTATATCTACATAATACAAAACAAAATTAATGGTAAAATTTACATAGGCGAAACTAGCAATCCAAGAAGGAGATGGATAATGCATCGAAATTTAGGAAAAAGTAAAAAATATAAATATCCCATTTATAATGCCATGAAAAAATATGGTATTAATAATTTTACTTTTGAAATTATTGAAACTTATCTTAAAGAAGATGAAGCTTTAAAAGCAGAGATAGATTTAATAGCATATTTTAAATGTATAGGCGCAGAGCTTTATAATATTACAAATGGTGGAGAAGGATCGTTTGGAAGAAAACATTCTTCAGAAACTAAAGAAAAAATATCAAACTCTAATAAAGGAAATAAATCTCGATTAGGCCAAACTAATTCTACCGAACATAGAAGAAAAATTTCTGATGCCCAAAAAGATATTCCATATACAAAAGAAAGAAAAATTAAATGGTATAAATCATATTACAATAATAGTATGCCCAATGGGTTAGTTGGAACGGAAAAAATATACAACCTTAAATCACTTTCTCATCATGGTAAAAATAATAAGTTATCAGAAAATCAAGTTAGAGAAATAAAAATACTACTTAAAAATGGTCTAAGCAATAGGTTAATTTCTAAAATGTTTAATGTAAGTAAATCAGCTATAGGTGATATTAGCAGTGGAAGATGCTGGAGTCATATCTTAATACCTTAAAGATATTTAATATTTTCTGGATCATTTGACCCTTCAAAGGCGGCCGTCCAATAATCAAAAGCAATATCAGTAATAACTTGGTTATTGTAATTGACAGTAACTAATTTATTATAGAAAGAATTCAATTCCTTTTTCATTTCAAACTCTCTTAGAGTATGAAGTACGCGAGTGATTCTTAAAAAGTTATGATTGTTATTAGTGACCCACCAAGGATTAGGCTCATCAATCTTAAGAAAAATATAGAACCTTTTAAGAACTGCCCTAACAACTTCTTTAAGGTCTTCACGAGACCTAAACTCTGCAACGACTTCATCAGTAAGTAAAGGCGCAGCTGGATTATGAAAACTGAATTGTCTATTGGGAAAAATCCATTGGATAAAGTTATGGGTAGATTCCCACCAATCATCATTTTGAGCAATGATGTCAGTCCAAAATCTACCCATATTATCGGGAGCTTTTCCTTCGTGAAACAAAACAATATCATTCACTTGAGTAGCCCTCATAGTATTTTTTCTTAGCTTTCACTTGAACAAAATTTGCAGGATGATTTGAGTTCTCAAATAATGCTGCTGTCAAATGTCCGCCAAAACAACAACCAGTATCAATGCCGATACAATGTCCAACCGTAGTACTAGTAGTAAATGGATCATTTCTGGGCTCAATAAGAGAGTGAACACAATGTCCATAAACAATGCTTTCTGGACCTTTCCATTGTTCAGTCCAATAGACTGTACCATCTGGTTGAGATATATTAGGGCCAAGTGCTTTACCAACACCATTAGCATCAACATATCTAACTCGCATAATTTGCGCGGGATTCTGCTTATCTAAGGTATAACGAGACTCACATCCAGCATGAACTGCCCACAGATTATGACCTAAATCCAGCTTCAATGGAAGATTTTTAATCCATGTCCAATCTTGATCATTCAATGATTCATTAGCTTTGGCTTCCGCTTCAGACATATGTTTCATTGGATTAGCTTTTCCAGTGCGCTCTTTGTTTTTCTCGTGCTTATGCCATCGCACATGCTTTTCTTCATGGTTACCCATGACACATTCAATGCCTAACTCTCTGGCCCTACGAACACAGCCAACTGGATCAGGACCTCGATCCATTAAATCGCCCAGCAGAACTAAACGCATTTGATTTTTATTATATTGAATCTTAT